AACTATCCATGGGCATATGATGCATGGTTAAAGCATGAGCAATCACATTGGTTACATACAGAAGTGCCAATGGCAGAAGATGTTAAAGATTGGAAGAATAAGTTATCAAAAGAAGAGAAACAGTTTTTAACACACATCTTCAGATTCTTTACGCAAGGTGACATTGATGTTGCTGGTGGTTATGTGACAAATTATCTACCATACTTTCCACAACCAGAAGTTCGTATGATGTTGTTAGGTTTTGCGGCCCGTGAAGCATTGCACATTGCCGCATACTCACATTTGATTGAGACACTCGGTTTACCAGAAACAACATACAATCAGTTTCTTGAGTATGAGGCAATGAGAGCCAAGCATGATTATGTCATGGACTTATCTGCACAGAATACAACTAAAGAGAACACTGCAACCCATATCGCCGTGTTCAGTGCTTTCACTGAAGGGATGCAGTTGTTCTCATCTTTTATCATGCTGTTGAATTTTCCAAGAACGGGTAAGATGAAAGGTATGGGTCAAATCGTTACATGGTCTATTGTTGATGAAACACTACATGCCGAGAACATGATTAAATTATTCCGTACATACATAGAAGAGAACAAAGAGATATGGAACGATGGCCTCAAAGGGCGTATCTATTCTATTGCAGAAAGAATGGTTGAGTTAGAAGATAAGTTTATTGACCTTGCTTTTTCTATGGGTGCTATGGAAGGTCTTTCTAGTGAAGATGTTAAGAAGTATATCCGTTATATTGCTGACAGACGATTGATATCTCTCGGTCTTAAAGGCATTTTTAAAGTAAAAAGAAATCCACTACCATGGGTTGAGGAGATGATTAATGCACCTATTCACGGAAACTTCTTTGAGAATAGAGTGACTGACTATGCTAAAGGTGCTTTGTCTGGTAGTTGGGGAGAAGATGTTTGGGCAAAATAAAAACAAATGTTAAAAAAATATCGCAGTATTTTTATTAGTGATGTACATTTGGGAACAAGAGATTGCAAAGCAGAGCAACTCAACAATTTTTTAAAGAATAACACCTGCGAAACATTATATCTTGTAGGTGATATCATTGATGCATGGCGCATTCAACAGAACAAATGGCGCTGGAAACAGAGTCACACAAATGTTGTTCGCCGTGTGCTTGGTCATGCTAAACGAGGCACAAAAGTAGTCTATGTTGCTGGCAACCACGATGAATTTTTAAGACCAATGATACCATATGGATTCAGTTTCGGTCTAGTTGAAATACATAATCAAACAGAACACATTGGTGCTGATGGTAAACACTATCTGGTCACACATGGTGACCTGTTCGATGGCATCACAAGACTAGCACCATGGCTTTCATTTTTAGGAGACACGGCATATGATTTTATTCTATCGCTTAATAGCAAATTCAATTGGCTACTGCACCGCTTTGGTTTTCGGTATTTTAGTCTTAGCAAATATCTCAAAACAAGAGTAAAACGAGCAATCGATTTTATTTTTAAGTTTGAAGAAAACTTAGCAAACTATTGCAAGAAAAAAGGTTATGATGGTGTGATATGTGGTCACATACATCATGCAGAGATAAAAGAGATTAATGGTGTGATGTATATGAATGATGGTGATTGGGTTGAAAGTTGCACAGCACTTGTAGAACATCACGATGGTCGCTGGGAGATAATCACATGGACACAGGAGACTGATAGTGTTACAGGATAAAATTACAATCGTTGTTCCTTGTAAAAATGAAGAATCGTATATTTTTCATTTGTTGTATCATCTGAAGAAACAAAACATCGGCGATACAAGAATTATCATTGCTGATTGTTCTACTGATGATACGAGAGAAGTTATTGATTTCTATAAAGAAGATTTGAAATTGAATGTAGAGGTTATTGATGGTGGTCCAGTATCCATTGCAAAGAACAATGGTGCTAGACTTGCTACCACACCATACATTCTATTCATTGATAGTGATGTGAGATTCTTCTCAGATACAGTTATAACTGATTGTGTGAAAGAATTAGAGTCAAATAACTTAGATTTGATTGGCACATACATAAAGTGTTACGATGGTGATAAGAGGGCGCAAATCGGATTCATGCTGTTCAATGGTGTGAATAAAATTATGAGCCGCAAAGTTCCATTTGCTGTTGGTGCATTCATGTTAACACGCCGAGATAAATTTGAACAGCTTGGCGGCTTTGCAGAAAAGTATGGCACCAGTGAAGATTTCTTTCTATCAAAAAAATATGATGTAAAGAAATTCAAGTTAGTCAAACACTACTTTGGACAAGACAGCAGAAGATTTCAGAGGATGGGATACTTCGGTATGGTGTGGTATCTCATAAAAAACTTCTGGAATAGAAACAATGAGAAATATTGGAACAACATAGACTATTCAAAATATTGGAAATAAGATGATAACACTAGACGAAGCCGCCAAAGATAAGATTACAGACTTATACATAGATGAAAATGACTCATCTATCAAAGGAATGAGAATTTTTGTTCAAGGTGGTGGTTGTTCTGGTTTTTCATATGGTTTCACATGGGAGTGGGAAAAGAATGAAGATGATTTTGAATTCCCTATCAATGAAAAAATTCAAGTATTGGTTGATGCAATGAGTATGCAATACCTACAAGGAGCAACAATCAAATTCAAAACAGAATTAATGGGTTCTAATTTTCTAATTGAGAATCCAAACGCAACCAACAAATGTGGTTGTGGATCATCGTTTGCAGTATAAAAAAAGAAAGAATGAAAAAATGAAAAAACTAACAACATATTTTATTATCAGTTTATTAATGGGCACCTTTGCTTCTTTAGCAATTGCTCAAGGTAAGCAGAAGGCAGGCGTTACATATGATGCGGTTATAACCCGTGTGATTGATGGCGATACAGTAGCATTTCAAGCAAACTTTTTGCCAGAACCCCTTAAAAAGGAATTGTCAATACGAGTGTTTGGTGTTGATACACCAGAAAAAGGTCACAGGGCACAATGCCCCTCAGAGGCTTCTAAAGGTGAAGCCGCATCATTATTTACAAAAACTCAAGTTAATGCATCAACTAAACGACAAGTCATACTCATGGACTGGGACAAGTATGGTGGTCGTGTATTGGGTGATGTTATTTTAGATGGCAAATCACTTCGAGAAATGCTCATTCAAAATGGGTTTGCCCGTGAGTATTACGGTGAAGCCAAACAGTCGTGGTGCAACTGATATTACAATTGTTTCAAGAATGAGCGAAGCATCCATCCATGCTTATCATGGGCAGTGATTCTATCTTGCAAAGCATTAGCAACACCCTGTTCATTAGCCGCATTAGCCGCATTGTATGCATCATACAAAGATGCTCTCACAATGTCATTATCAGCAACTAATTTCATAACCATATCACGGGCTGATGGTACTGCATTTTCATCTTGTACGGATGAAAGTTCTGCGAATCTACTAAGCGAACCAGGAACATATGCATCTTGAGTGCGAATCAATTCAGCGATTACATCTACAGCAAGAAAAAGTTCGTTGTATAAATTAGCAAAGAAATCGTGAAATTGTGCAAAGAACATGCCCTCAACATTCCAGTGGAAGTTATGAGATTTAAGATACATAGCAAAGGTATTTGCTTGCACACGCTTGAGAAGTTCAACTAGGTCCATGAAGAGTCCTTTAATTAAGAGATATAAGTATATTTATAAGGAGAAAGTATGCAGTTAAAACACACTTGCGAAAACTGCAATTCCAGTTTTAGAATTTCATATGTTGAGACGGAAACTGAGGATGACCCTCATTACTGCCCATTTTGCGGCGAATACATTATTGAGGATGACGATACTTTAACAGATGATGACGATAACGAATGAGTGGACATATAATGGCAATCTATTTACATCAGAACAAACTGAAGGTTTCTATGGGTTCGTATACCTGATTACGAACACTGATAATAATCGAAAGTATATAGGTCGAAAGTATTTCACAAAAGCAAAAACAACTCAGCTAAAAGGCAAGAAGAAAAGGTCAAGAGTCGGCTCTGGATGGGAAGACTATTGGGGTTCTAATAAAGTTTTAGTTGAAGAGGTTGCGGTTCATGGTAAAGAAAAATATAGGAGGGAAATTCTACATCTTTGCAAATCAAGGTCCGAGTGTAGTTATATGGAGACTTTTGAAATCTTCAATCGTTCCGCTCTTCTGAGCGACTCTTACTATAACTCATGGGTGACTTGTAAAATTCACAAATCTCATGTAATAGGAAAAATCGATGGCACGAAAACCAATAGCAAATAATGAAACAATAGTGGCCAAAACATCTAATCAATTGAAAATAAGAATTGATGACTTAAAAACATTTACCCCATTAACAGAGAATCAAAAGATATTTTTTGATGCATATCGAAGAGGTGATTATTTTGTAGCACTACATGGTGTTGCAGGTACAGGAAAAACATTCTGTGCATTATATAAAGCAATTGAAGAAGTACTAGACAAATCAAATCCATTTACCAAAATCATTGTAGTTCGTTCAGCGGTGCAAAGCCGTGAGATAGGTCACCTTCCAGGTGATGTAAACGAAAAGATGGAAATATATCAGCAACCATACAGACAAATCTGTGAGACTCTATTCGGTCGCCGTGATGCATGGGACAGACTAGAAGAACAGCATCACATAGAGTTCATCAGTACTTCATTCATTCGTGGTATGTCATTCGATGACGCTATCATTATTGTAGATGAGATGCAGAACATGACTTTTGAAGAAATAGATACCGTTATGACACGGGTTGGTTATCGCTCAAAGATTCTATGGTGTGGTGACTATCGTCAAACAGACTTGAATAAGAAGAAGAATGATGTATCGGGCATTCTTAAATTCTTTGACATTGCCATGCACATGAAGGCATTCACTAGAATTGAGTTTACCGCAGATGACATTGTTCGTTCATCATTGGTTAAAGACTACATCTTGGCAAAGATACAATACGAAGATAACATTTCATAAAGTGAAATAGACTTGGTATTCTAGTAAAAAGATGTTGCATTGCACAAAGGATTACTATATAATGATATGGGCGCTCAATTGTGAGGCTCATTAATTAATCGTCTTAGGAGATAAAATATGTTCGCAGTAGATACATTCATTGAAACCGTTCAAGGTGCAAAAAAATACTTTGTCAGTACATTCATTACCGATAAAGAGTTACAGAAACCTCTCAACGCTTTCATCGACAAACAAACCGAGTTTGTTAATCAAATCGTCAAAACCAACCAAGAAGTATCAAACCAAGTTTTAGATTCATTGTCAAAATATTCTAAAACTTCAAAGGCATAACATGGTTAAGTAGAGGTTTCGCTTTTCATACATAATAGTATGCAGAAAGAACCTCTATCAGTTATCTATCGAAAAATTCTTCAACAGGATATTCGTAAGACATTGAAAACTTGGGATCCAACCATTCGACACGGTTGGATCATAAAATTCTCCATCTACAGAGATGAGAATATTTTATTGGTGTTTACATCTAGGCATACAGGACAAACTTTCGTCAGATATTTCAATGAAGAAAATGATGCAGTGACTTTTATCAATTTTGTGTGTGATAAATTAGATGCCAATAGGGTTCATTTTGAAAATTCAAAATAGTACAATCTTAGTTGTCATTCAGAAAAGTGTTGCGTAAAAACAACACTTTTTTTGTGCTTGACAAATGGCACAATGTGTGTTATAGTACACATATTGACACATTTCACTGCATTAGGTGAGCCATGGCACACATTATGAAACTTTCACTGAAACCTCGCAACCTAGTTGCAAAAGATTTACGCACACCTAAATATCGCCAACGGGTAGAGTTGAGTGAAAAGGTGTACTCACGCCCAAAAAACAAACAAAATTTCAAGAAGGAGTTGTATGGCATTACATCCTAAACCTACTGACTACGATGGTTTCTATTTCGTACCTGACCCTGAGGATGATGATTCTACACAATTTCAATATTTCACATTCAACAATGCTGAGACTAGAGGACTGAAAGTTAAGGGTAATGATTTTGGTGACTTGTACCATGTAATTCTGTTCAAGACCAATGATGACAATGTGCCGATTCTTGATGAAAACTTTGAGGCAGTCTTCAGTGACCCAATTGTCTATGCCAAAAATTTATCTGACATGAGCATCTATGGTTGTATCTTGAGAAAGACCAATACTTCACCCAATTGGATAAAAGATTACTTGACAAACTATGCGGATCGTGTTAAGATGTATCTATCTGAATCGTAATGGAGATGTTTATGAGTACTGAAATTGTGTTTAAGGGTGAAGAAGAAAAGAATTGGCTTCGAGCCATATTGCAAGAAGGTGTTGTGACAATCACATTCACTAAAAAAGATGGTGATGAGCGAGTGATTAAGGCTACACTGAAAGAAGATTTGATTCCTTTCGATATGATTCCAAAAGGAACCTCTACTCGCAAAAAGAGTGAAGAATCACAATCGGTGTTTGATGTTGAGAAAGATGAATGGCGTTCATTTCGCTGGGATTCTATTAAGGGTTTCAATTTTTCTATCGGAGAAGAAGTATGAAAAAGACAGTTCTCGCATTGTTGATTGCACCTAGTGTAGTCTTTGCACAAAATGCACTGACACCTAACAATCAATTGCAGTTTCATGATGGTGCTAGAGTTGTAAGTGTAGAACCTATATTTGCAGTACAAAATGTTCCCACACAATCATGTAGACAAGTGAGTGTAGTTGGACCTAGTAGTGATGGCACTACAGGAACAGTGATTGGTGGTGTTGCTGGTGGTATCATCGGCAATCAAGTGGGTGGTGGTGTTGGTAAAGGTATAGCAACAGCAATTGGTGCTGTGACTGGTGCTGTAGTTGGTAGTAAGATTGACAAATCATTGTCACAACAATCGCAAGTTCAAACACAATGCCATACAACATATCAAACAGTATCTTCACCTGAAGGATACAATACGACTTTAGAATATCATGGAAGATATTTGACAATTCGTACCAATTACATTTCGCAAATCGGTTCAATGATGAGTGTGAATGTTTATGTTAGCCCGCAAAATTAAAAGGAATCGTTATGAAATATTATTATCAATTGAGTGAAGTAGAACAAGCAGTAATTCGCCTTAAATCTTTCTATTCAACATTTCGAGTAGTTGCTAATGGTGTTGAACA